AGCAGCCCCGTGGAGCGCCGGATGTATGCAGCCCTGCAGGGCAAGATCGACGCCCACATGAACCTCGTCGACATGTACAAACAAGAAATCGCTTGACCAGAGTCTTAAACAATGTACAATTACTTCACCAACTTAAAGGAGCCCAAAAATGGATGCTGAAAAACTCGTAAAGGCGTACGTCAAGATACGCGACGCCAAGGATGCGCTGGTCAAGGAGCAAGAGGCCGAGGTGGCCAAACTCACGGACGCCATGTCTGTACTCGAACAGGAACTGCTGGAGCTGTGCAAGGCCACTGGGCAAGACGGTGGCAAAACGGCGTTCGGCTCCTTTACCCGCACGATCAAGTCCCGGTACTGGGCGAGCAACTGGGAGGCCATGTACCGATTCATTAAAGAGAACGACGCCCCGCACCTGTTGGAGCGCCGGATCAGCCAGACCGAGATCAAAGAGTTCCTCAAGGCAAACCCAGACAAGCTGCCAGAGGGTTTGAACGTGGACTCCCGTTATTCCGTCACCGTAAGGAGAGCAACCCCCAGCACAAAATAAGCTACGTCAACTCACCCAACTTCCAACGTTCCCTGACTCATCATGTACCAAATCGAAACCAACATCCCCGTCCCCGCTGCCAAGTCCGGCGGCTCCTCCGCCTCGGTGTACCCCCTGGGCGACATGTACGTCGGCGACAGCTTTCTGGTGCCGCTCACCCCTGTGACCCCGGAAGACCGCCGCCGCGTTACCGCTGCCACTTCTGGCTACGCCGCCCGTCACAAAGCAAACGGCGTCAAGTTCTCGATCCGCACGGTCGATGGCGGCCTGCGTGTCTGGCGCGTTGCGTAATCTCCCAAGTCAGTCCATCCTAACTAATCCGATACAATCATGAGCAATATCTCTCTTTTCAAAAACGGCAACGTCGCAGTCCCTGATTACCTCCGTCAAGCAGACGACCTTACCAAAATGTTGGCCGGTGGCGGCAATAGCGGTAAGCAAATCTCTATCAAGGGTGGAGTTTGGCGTATGATGGTTGGCGGTGAGGAAGTAGCCAAGAACGAAGACCGGGCTATGAACTTCGTTATTGTGGCCGCAGCCCCGAAAGTGCACCGCACGTTCTTCATCGACAAGTACGAAGACGGCAAGATCGTGGAGCCCACCTGCTGGTCGGCCGACGGCGCCAAGCCCAACGATGAAGTGCCAGAATCCACGCGCCAAAGCGCCACTTGCATGACCTGCAAGCAGAACGTCGAAGGCTCTGGTGAAGGCAAGTCCCGTGCATGCCGATACAGCCGCCGCATTGCCGTGGCGCTGGAGAACGATCTCGAAGGCAACATCTACCGCCTGCAGCTGCCGGCCAAGTCGATCTTCGGTAAGCCCGACGGCGACAAGATGCCTCTGGACGCCTACGCCAAGTTCCTGGCCGGCCACAACGTGCCGGTGACTGGTGTGGTGACGGAAGCCCGCTTCGACACGAGTGAGGCCGTGCCAGTCCTGAAGTTCCGCGCAGTGCGCCCCTTGGCACAGGTTGAGTGGGATCAGGCACAGGCCGCGGCAACGAGCGAAGACGCATTGCGTGCGATCGAGTTCAAGATGGTGGTGAAGGCCAAGGACGGCGGCCAGACGGGGTCCGCCCAGCAGAAAGCCCCGAAAGTGTTCGCAGCAGCTCCCGCGGTGCCACAAGCATCTGAAGAGCCAATCCCCGAGCCGGTGAAGCGCCCCAAGAAGGCCGAGTCGGCAGCACCTACGCCAGCTGAGAACCGCGCGGCCTCGGTGCTGGATGAGTGGGCAACGGACGATGACGCATAAAGCTCCGCGGCGCGGTCGGAGTTACGACCAGCTCTTGGTTCGGGCAGTGATGGGCGCCAAGCCTGTCACCCCGGCCGTAGAGCTGGGTCAGTTTTGCGTCACGCACAACGTGTCAGTCGAAGAGGTGGCCACCCGGATCGGCGTTACCAGGACCACGGTCTACTCGTGGTTCACCGGTGAGCGACAGCCCCGACCGGGTAAGCTCGCCGCTTTGATTGAACTGCTTGCTGCACTTCGCACAAGCCTGTAACATCCGCCCCTCTGGGGGATAGACCCGGCTGATCCCCGGGCGACACAGCAGTACACGGGCCTGCTCCCCCAGACCTTTTACCCCGCAACCCTCAACCCCGTGAGGCTATGTGATCGACTTTCTAGCCACCGTCCTACCTGCGGCGGGCACATATTGTGTCGTCGGCATTGGTAGAGGCAAGACAATACAGACTTTCTACGCGAGCCTCCAAGAAGCCGCTAACCGTGCATACGCACTTGACGACGCCGGCATCGACGCGTATTTCGCGCTGGCCGCGTTCACCGAAAACAGCCGAAAAGCCGAACACGCCCGTGCACTGCGGGCGTTTTTCATTGACCTGGACTGCGGCGCGGGCAAACCCTACGCCGACCAAGCAGAAGCCTCTGTGGCGCTGCGCAAATTCCTGACGGACACTGGGCTGCCAGACCCCACGGTGGTCAACTCTGGCGGCGGGCTGCACGCCTACTGGCCGTTTACAGAAGAGATTCCAGCGAAGCAGTGGATGCCCGCTGCGCGCCAGTTCAAGGCCTTGTGTGCGGAGCACTGCCTCTCGGCCGACTTGGCCGTCACTGCCGACGCAGCGCGAATCCTACGCATGCCGGGCACCCACAACTTCAAGCAGCCCACTGCCCGCCCCGTGCAGATCATGGTCGCCGGCCAGCCGACGCCGTTCGAGAAGTTGGCAGCGTTCCTGCCGGCCGCACCGGTGGACCTGAGTGCTGCGCGTGCGTACGGTGTGGACGCAACGACTAGGGCCTTGGCCGAGACCGAGAAGACCCCCTGCAGCTTCCAGCGCATCGCTACGCGCAGCCTCAAGGGGCACGGCTGCAATCAGATCAAGCTGGCGCTGGAGAACCAAGAGAGCGTATCGGAGCCGCTGTGGCGCGCGGCCCTCTCCATTGCGTGGAACTGCACCGACGGCGCGACCGCCATCCACAAGCTGTCCAAGCGCCACCCGGACTACACCCCAGAGAACACGATCGAGAAGGCCCAGCGCACCACCGACAAGCCGCATACCTGTGAGTGGTACCGGGCCAACGGCGAAGGTCAGTGCAATGGCTGCACCCTGAAGGTCACCAGCCCGATCGTGTTGGGTCGGTTTGTGGAGGCGGCCCCCACGGACGCCGACGGCGCCATCACGCTGCAGACTGCGGTAGAGACCACGCACGATGGGCAGATTCAGTTCGTCGACGTAAAAATCCCGCCCTTGCCCCGGGGCTACTTCCGCGGCGTGGCCGGCGGCATCTACATCAAACGGCAGGACGAGGCCGGTGACGAGGTGGAGATTGAAGTCTACCCACACGACCTATACGTGACGGACCGGTACTACGACTCTGACGAGCATGGCGATGGCGATGGTGAGTTGGTGGCCATCAATGTGCACCTCCCCCAAGACGGGCTGCGCAGGTTCTCGGCCCCCACCACCTCGCTCATGTCCACGGACAAGTTGCGGGACGTCCTCGTGAAGCACGGGGTCATCATTTACGGCAAACAAGTAGGAGCAATCATGGCGTACATCGCAGCGGCAATCACGAAACTCCAGAGCAGCATGGGGTCGAACCGAACGCGCAACCAGATGGGCTGGACCACCGAGGGCTCATTCGTCGTTGGCGAGTTGGAATACACCCCATCGGGCGTGAAGCTCGCACCCCCAGCCAGCGGCACCAAGCAGATGGCCCCCCTGTTCCACCAGAAAGGGACCTTGGAGGGCTGGCGCGAGGTCATCAACTTCTACCGTCACCCCGGCATGGAGCTGCATGCGTTCGCGTTCTTCGCCGGCGCCGGCTCGGCCTTGCTGCAGCTGCTGAACAACCAACAGGTCCGCGGTGCGGTGGTCAACTTGGTCTCCAACGGATCGGGCACCGGCAAGACGACGGTGCAGATGGCCATCAACTCGCTGTACGGGCACCCGTCTGAGCTGCTCATGACGCAGCGGGACACGCTCAACGCCAAGTTCCACAACTTGGGCATGCTCAACAGCATCTGCATGACGGTCGACGAGATCACCAACGAGTCCCCCGAAGGGCTGTCGCATCTGGTCTACGGCGCAACCACCGGCCGTGCGGCGCACCGCATGGAAGCCCAGTCCAACAAGCTGCGCTCCAACCGCACGACGTGGTGCACCATCATGGTCACCTCCAGCAACGCGGTGATCTCCGAAGCCCTGCAGGCGCACAAGGCCGCGTCCGACGGCGAACTCAAGCGGGTCATTGATCTGCACATGCCAACCCCTTCGGGTGTGGCTAAAGACGAGTCCGATCGCGTCTTCCGCGAGCTGGGTTCAAACTACGGGGTGGCCGGGCCGATCTTCATTCAGTACGTGGTATCCAACCGCGCGGCCCTCGCGCGCGAGATGCAGGACCTGCAGGCCGAACTTGATGGCCTCATGGAGATGCACCGCAGCGACCGGTTCTACTCGTCGGTCTTGACCTGCGGCATCCTGGCCGGGCGCATCATGCACCGCTTGGGGTTGCACAACCTCGACATGCAGAAAATCATGGGGGTCGCATGCGCCGCTGTGAGTAGCACCAAGGACGCCTCGGCCACGGCGGTGGGCTCGCAGGGTACCGTTGCGCTGGAGACGCTGTCCAAGTTCATTACGCAGAACATGAGCAACACCTTGGTGATCAGCAGCGAGGCGGCCAACGGCGCCACCATCGAGATGCCCAAGGGCCCGTTGCGCATTCGGTACGAACCAGACACGAAGGAGATGATCATCATCGCGTCGGAGCTGCGCTCGTTCTTCGTGAGCAACCGGGTGGACTTCCGCGGCAGCATCCAGTCGTTTGTAGACTCCGGCGTACTCAAGCATGACAAGGGCGGGGCCACAGCGGTAACGCGCCGGCCGGCCGCGGGTGCCCACGGCGCACTCAAAGGCGCTCCGTGCCGGTGCTACGTGTTCGACGCCGAGAAGCTGGGCCTGCAGCCCCTGATCGAAGATGCAGATACCAAATGAAGTACAGGTCCTCAACCTGTTTGGGGCGGAGTATTTCATCGACTGGGCCCGCCTACCGCGCGGCGGGTCCTTCTTTCTGCCTACCACGGCAACCCCCGGCCAAGTCAAAGCCGCGCTGAGGCCCGCAGCTAAGGCACTGGACATCGAACTGGTGACCCGGCCCCGTTGCGAGTACGGACTCTACGGGGTCCGGGTCTGGCGCGTTTACTAGAGGTTTGCGTACTTGCGCAGTTCCCGCAGGGGGAAGTCCTTCAGGACCGCGGCTTTCGCTTCGTCAAGCTCCAACAGAAGTTCCGCCTTTTCTGCGGCGGTGAGCACATCGGCCGGGGCTGCCACCACCTCGCGCCGCTCGCGCATGATTTTGGTCAGCTCTTTCGCCGCGCTCTCGACGTCCTTCACCAAGTCCAATCTAGCAGCGACCTTCTCGTCGCGGATATAGTCCTCCAGCTGGTCGGGCATGATCTTCTCCATCGCGTCGTAGCTGACCTTGGCTTTGCGCACGGCATTGCGCAGCTCGTAGAAGTCCGCTTCCATGCCGGTCTCGTTGGTCTTAGTCACCACAGAGGACAACCCGGGGAACGTGGCCATTGCGTCTCGGAACGACAGATCAGCGCGCTCCACTTGCCCCAGCTCGCCAGCCAGGATGTTGGTGGCGTACAGCACGGTGCCGCCCACGGAGCCAAACCAGCCGCGGATCATGTGGTCCAGTGCGATCGGGGACACCACGTCGCGCCCCATGGCGGAGGACAGCGCCTTGCTCAGCTCGGAGCTGCGCTCGTTGAACTGCAGGGACGCATCCTTCTGCTGCTCATACGGCCCGACCAGGGCGCGCTTGGTGAAGCTGTTGTAGTTGGTCATCACCTCGACCGCCGGCTTGACGATCTGCGGCACCGCGGACGGGCTCAGGATCGTGTTGAATATGGCGTCCTTCACAGCAGTACGCAGCTTCGGGCCGTCGGTCGTGCCGTTGTCCGATAGCGTGTTCCACAGGTGCTCACCAACAACTTTTGGCAGCAAGAACACGTCCGGCCGCAGCGGCACCCCCACCCCCGTGCCCGGCACCAGCAGCATGCGATCTCGCTTGTAGCTGGGAATCTCCTCGTACTCGTCGTCTCCGCTGGCCATTGCCGCATACACGAACGAAGCCGCCATCACCACGGCGGACGTGGCCCCCAAAGTTTTAAGCGCGTCTGCGCGCGCCGTCGGGGTCAGGCCTGTTCCGGTAAGCGTTTTGTACGCCACTTGGGTGGCTGCCAGATAGGCGTTGAAGAACGGGATCACTTGAGCAGCGGCAGCCAGCGCCCCGCTGCGCCCGCGGTAGCGGAAGTTGATGATGTCCGTAGCCTTCTTGAGCGCCTCCGACTTGGACATCCCCTGGGCCTCGGCCGCTTGGTAGACCGCTTGACGCACGGCGTTGTCCGACGCCATAGAGATGTGGTGAAGCGTGCCCAGCACTTTCTGTTTGAACCCTGGGGAGCCCTTGACGCCAGCCGACACCTCGTAGTCATTACGCCGAATGGCGGAGGATACGTCTTTCTGGCCCGTGGCGCCGTAGCGGCGCAACTGCTCGTGGGTTCGGCTGGTGCCCGCCAGTGTGCGTGCGAACTCCATCACGGCCCGGGCTGGGATTGTCAGCGCAAACCGGGGTTTCAAGCCCGATGAGAACATCGCAGCAAACGAGTCCTGCGGCACCTGCAGCACGGGGAACAGCGGGAACAGCACGATGCTCTGGCGCAGCACGTTCGCCACCTTGGCCGCCATACTCAGTGCGGGGATAGCCACGCTCTCCATGCCTTGGAATGCCTCCAGCACCCCCGGGGTCTGAACGTCGTAGAACTCGACCTGACCATCACGGTACAGCCGGGCTACGTTCTTGCCGCGCTCTGGAACGTCTATCTTCTCCGCAAGCCCCACGTCTATCAGGGCGTCGACCATGTCCACCGCCTTGCGGTTGCGAATGCCGCGTTCCACAGCGTAGCGGGTCCAGCGAATGCTGTTGTCGAAGATGTCGGCCACCGGCCGGGTGGAGCCCTTGAGCGCCTTCTCGCGCTGCACCATGAACCCTGCCATGAACTCCTTCGGCCCCTTGTTGGCCTCCAGCTGCTCGTCGCGGTAAAACGGCACGTACGCCATGTTGTCGAACAGAGCCTCGGCTTCCGCCTGCGAGTGCATACCGCTCTCGACCAACAGGTCCAGCGTGTTGCCGCGGATCGTGTCCCAGATTTTGGAGGCTTCGCGCAGCTCGGGGATGGTCCGGGCGAGCTCCATGCCGTTGGCCACTTCCGCCGCCGTGCGCTGCATCGGCCGGACTTTTTCCAGCAGTGCCTTGGCCCGCTTGGTTTCACCCTTATCGGACAGCTCCGATGCGCGTGTTTGCAGCAGCGTATTGAACGCCATCAGCTCTTGAGTGCGAGCGGCTTCGGCCGAAAGGTGCCACATCTGCTCGACTTCCGGCACCGTCATGTCGTACTTCTTGGCGATGGACTCGAACTTATCGGCCAACGTGTCGAAGTTGTTCTTGGACTTCACCGTGCGGAAGCTATGCGTCTCGGGGTCATACCGGCCAGCGCCGTCGTGCATGAACTGGTCAGCAGAGTTCTCGCCGTGCACAGCCAAGTTGGTGGCCGCCCGCATCTGCAGGTCCACGAGTTGGGGCGCAGTCATGTTGGCCCGGATACCCGCGCGGCGCAGCTCGCCCTGCAGAATGGTGTCCGTGCTCCAGGCCCAGTTCCCGAACTGCTCCGCAATCGACGCCGTGGAGTCCCGCACCGACCGGACAGCTTCTCGTGGGTTTTGCACGGCATCCGTCAACGCATCACGGGCGGACTTAGCAACCCCAGGGTCTGGGGCCTGCGGCGGCGCCAACTGGCTGACTATGGCCCGGGCGCGCTCTGTGGGGGATGCGCCAGTCTTCACCGACAACATAGGCTGCGCGCCGGCTCGGCTGCCCGCGGCTGGGGCCCCCACTCCCAAAGCCTCGGTGACCGCAAGAAATTCAGCCAGCGCGTTGTTGCTTGGCAGCCCGAGCAGGTTGGCCATGAGTTGCGTGAACTTACCCCACGCCGTTTTGCCTTGGTACTCAATCTCGGACAGCTCGAACTGGAAGTCCGGGTTGGATAGTCCTTCGGCCACAAACTCCTGCACATTCGAGATGCCGTAGGGAGTCTTGCCCTCCGCGTCCAGCTTGGTTTTCACGTGCTCATAGAGCGCGTTGAGGTTCTTGACCACCGGGCGCTTTGCGGGGGGCGGGTTGGCCACCATGTCAGATAGCACCGCGTGTGCCACTTCATGCGCCACAGTCGCCTCGTCTTTAGCGTTGTACTCGCCAGAGATTTCTACGGCCCGCTCGCTAGGCACATACCGGCCGGCAACGGCCCCGACCACCATGCGACCGGCCAAGGACGCGTTGGACCGCATAGTAGCTTCGCCAACGGCAGCTACAGACTTCTCCGCCCGCTTCCGCAGTGCGGTATATACCCGGGATGCGTTTAGCTCGGTGGTCCCAAAAAGTCTGTCTCCAACCAGCCCCGCCGAGGCTTCGTACGAATACTCTTTAACCGGCGCGTTCGGGTCCGCAGCCCGAATAAACGCTGTGTAGGCCGCGTTAGTTTCTTTTAGGGCGGCAGCAATATCGGCCGCAGAGGCGCCTTCCAACGCCCGCAACTTATCCAGCAACGCAATCTCAGCAGCCGCCACGTATGCAACTTCGGACCGCAGAGCAGCGTCTACTTCGCGTACTTCTTGAGC